AGATATTCCGTATGCTGGTGGTAAGGTAACAATGGACCGCAACCCATTCATCCCCTTAAGACTTTCTAGGATTGACGGTGAAGCTTACGGACGTGGGTTCGTTGAGGAATACCTCGGTGACATCCAAAGCCTTGAAGCGTTGACCCGTGCTATTGTCGAGGGATCGGCTGCTGCTGCTAAGGTTCTCTTTCTTGTTAACCCTAATGGCACCACAAGAGCCCGGACGTTAGCTGAAAGCCCCAACGGTGCGATTGTCCAAGGCAACGCCGCTGATGTTAACACTCTCCAGCTAGATAAGTTCAATGACTTTAGGACAGCCCAGGTTACCATGGAAGCAATCAAGGACCGCCTTGGTGCTGCCTTCTTGTTGACCTCAGGTGTAGTCCGACAGGCCGAGCGTGTGACAGCCGAGGAGATCCGTATGTTATCCCAAGAGCTTGAGGCTTCCCTAGGTGGTCTTTACTCGCTCCTTGCTGCTGAGATGCAATTACCATTGGTGAAGCGCATCATGTCAGTCATGCAAAAGAAGAAGATGTTACCTAAGCTTCCTAAGGACTTGGTGAAGCCAGTTATTGTTACCGGGGTGGAGGCCCTTGGTAGAGGTAACGATCTTTCTAAATTAGATTTATTCCTTGCCGGTGCTGCTCAGGTCGTAGGACCAGAAGCTATCGGCCAGTTTGTTAATGTTGAAGACTACTTTAAGCGTCGTGCAACTGCTCTCGGTATCAAGACCGAAGGACTCATCAAGAGCGCCGAGCAGATGCAACAAGAAGCACAGATGCAACAGATGCAAGCTATGACTGAGAAGCTAGGACCAGCCGGTATTAAAGCCTTGAATGATCAAGCATTGGCCGGTAATATGCCATCAGTCGAACCACAAGAATAAATATGGAAAGCGTTACATTTAGCGAACCCACAGAACAGGAGAATATCTCTCTTGAACAACAGGCTGAGATGCAAGAATCTGCACAACAGTCCAACGAACAACAACAGCCCGAAGCGGCTGAAGCACCTCCACAAGACCGCCCTGAGTGGTTACCGGAGAAGTTTGATAACCCGGAGGCTTTAGCAGACGCTTACAGCAACCTCGAAAAGCAGTTCCACGAGAACAAAGCCGAGCCATCCGAGACCGAAGAAGACAACGCCACGAGCGAACCAGAGGTAACCAACAGTGCTGTCACCAGCGCCTCCGAGGAATACTTTGAGACCGGTGAGCTATCCGAGGAGACCTATAAGAGTCTTGAGGCTAACGGCATCCCTAAGGAGATGGTTGATATGTATGTTAATGGCTACGAAGCCGTGGCTAGTCAACAGCAACAAACCTTGATGCAAGAGGCCGGAGGCGCGGATAACTACGAGGCTATGTCCGAGTGGGCAGCAACAGCTTTAACAGACCAAGAACAAGAGGTGTATAACAACACTGTCGAGTCAGGGGATGTTAATGCAGCAACCATGGCGATCCGTGGTCTCTATGCTCGCTTTCAGTCGGACGGTGGAACACCTGTTTCTCTTGTCCAAGGCGACACCTCGGGAACATCCGGGGCCGTGCCCTTTAGCTCCTCTAAGGAGATGACGATTGCTATGCAAGACCCACGCTACGGTTACGATAACAAATACCGGGAGCAAGTCTCACAGAGGCTTTCCGTCACAACCGCATTCTAATTATGTCAGCTATTATTACTTACATCCTCGACAACAAAACTGAACTACTCAGTGCCATCTCTATGGTCATTGCTGCTTGTTCCGCTATCGCCGCTCTTACACCTACACCTGTCGATGACGGGCTGGTCAAGAAGCTTTACAAGGTTGTCGATTTCCTTGCACTTAACATTGGTCGTGCCAAACAAAAATAACAACATTTAAACACACACGCACCACATGTCTGTGTCTCTGCTAGTCAAGTTACTAATATCGTTTCCTCGGTTAGCAGAGGCATTTCGTGGTCTTATGGAAGCCTATGAAGAGAAACTATATGTTGAGCGTCACAGCAACATGCGTGATGTTATTGATGAGTGGATGCACTCCGACTCTTCGTCCGACAAAGCTCCCTTACTTTTTAGAGAAGGCCAAAGAGCAAACGTGGACAAAGGACCAGAAGCAGACGGTGGGGGAGATGTTACATTACATAAACGACCTAGAGAACAACCAACATGCCCGCTAAACGAAAAGGATTGTCCCTTCGCAAAGAACACAAGTCAGACAAAGGAGGCTTAACAGAAAAGGGACGCAAGTATTACAACCGAAAGACAGGTAGTAACTTAAAGAAACCGCAACCAGAGGGAGGCCCGAGGAAGCGGTCTTTTTGTGCGCGGATGTCCGGCGTCAAAGGCCCGATGAAAGATTCCTAAGGCAGGCCCACCCGAAAAGCTTTAGCTCTTAGAAGGTGGAAATGCTGACCCCAACCCCAACAATAACAACATTATGCCGCGTCCCTCCCACTTGCGAAAACCTTCGAAGTTAAGTATTAAAAGATTTAATCCCAACAGCAACACCTACGATTACGCTTCAGCACGGAAAGCGGGTCTACGTGCAGACGCAGAAGGGCATTGGCCTTCCCGAGATCCTAAGTCAGGATTGATTCTTAAAGGTAGAAAGCATAGAACTTACGCTAAGACTGTTGCAGGGGAAAAGAAAGCCGGTTATGAAATTTATAAAGGTAAAGACGGTCGTGATTATTCACGAAAGAAAAAGTGATTAACAATAGAACTTTTAAACACAACCAACCCCAACACTAACACTAATAACACTATTATGCCCAAAGTAGGAGATAAGTCGTATCCGTATACCCCTAAAGGTAAAAAAGCAGCCAAGAAGGCCGCCAAGCGGAAGGGGTTAAAGATCATGTCGAAGAAGAAAGGAAAGGGGACTTGAGGGAAGTAAACGACAACCTCCTGTTAGGAGATGTTATTGAAATGACTTTCCTAGACCACGTGCAAGACAGCACCGATGGTCCCCTTGAATGCTCAGTCTATGGTTCACTTACGGACATAGGCGATAACTACCTTACTGTTACCTCATGGCACGGCTGTGAGGATAACACAACAACTTTCACCATTATTACAAGCTGCATAAGTAGCTTGGTGGTGTTTAAACCAAACGTCATCATAAAGATAGACTCCCCCGAGGCCGACGATGAGACCCACTGCGGTGGACAATCAATAACTCCGAACCCGGTTATGGATACATCAGAATGAGGACAACCTTAACAACAACAAATAGAAACCCATAAACTATGGCTAACACCCTACCGTCCCGCTTGGGACTTGTTAACAATGCGGGAACAGCAGTTGATGCTTTGTTCCTTAAGGTGTTCTCAGGAGAAATCCTGACCACCTTCGAAGAGTTCAACGTGATGAAAGGACTTCACACGATTCGGACTATCGCTAATGGAAAGTCTGCTCAGTTCCCAGTAACTGGCATTGCTTCGGCAGCTTACCACACACCAGGTGAAAACATTGCGGATTCAACCGCTGGTTACCTGAGTCAGATTAAGCACGCTGAGAAAGTCATTAACATTGATGACGTCCTTCTTGCTTCAACCTTCATCGCAAACATTGATGAGCTTAAGAACCACTACGATGTCCGTAGCATTTACGCTAAGGAACTCGGTAAGGCTCTTGCCAAGCGTTTCGATCTTGCAACCATGAAGACCCTTGTTGGCGCTGCTCGCTCTGCTTCTACTATTACTGGTGGTAAAGCTGGTATTCAGATTGACAGCAACAGCGGCGGCGTAGCTGCCCTTAGTGGCGCTGAGATCCAAGCGGCTCTTTTCGCTGCTGCTCAGAAGCTTGACGAGAACGACATCCCTGATGACGGACAGCGTTTTGCTATCCTTAAGCCAAAAGACTACTACACATTGATCGCCTCTGGTGAAGATGTTGTTAATCGTGACTTTGGTGGTCGTGGTGACGTTGCCTCTGGACGCATCCCAATGGTTGCTGGTATTAACCTCTACAAGAGTAATCACCTTGCTGATGTAGCTGTTGATCTTTCTGGAACCACTACTGGTGACGGAGAAGCAAACAACGAGCCATTCGGTGGTGCTACTGCTGGTGGTCCGGGTTACAACGGCGATCTTTCAGCAACTGAGATCATCGGTGGACACCCATCGGCTATCGGAACTGTCAAGCTCCTTGACCTTGCAACCGAAAGCGACTACAAGGTCGAACTACAAGGAAGCCTGTTCGTAGCTAAGTATGCTATGGGCCACGGTATCCTTCGCCCCGAGGCAGCCTTTGAAATCAAAGACTCCTAACAACACCCAATAACCCCAACGGTCGCACTCCTTTCTTTAATGATTGGGGTGCGGCCTTTTCCTTTTTTCAATTACTATGGCTACCCTTACCACCAAACTTGACGCTGTTAACACCATGCTCGGTTACGTTACCGAAGCACCTGTAAACTCTATTGCTAACACTACTGCTTTGCCGCCATCTGCTGCACTTGCTAAAGGTGTTATTGACGAGGTGTCACGTGAGGTTCAACAAGATGGGTGGCACTTTAACACAGCCCAAGACTACACCTTGGAAGCCAACGCCTCCAATAAGTTTGTGTTACCTGACAACGTCCTACAAGTGGACACAGTTGACACCACCTACGATGTAGTCCAACGAGGCACCACATTGTTCGACCGAAAGAACTACACTGACACATTCACTGTAGATGAGCTTAAGGTTAACATAACATTTTTACTTGAATACGAAGAGCTACCAGAACAGGCTCGACGTTACATCGCTCTCAAAGCATCCCGGATGTTTGCTAACAGACTTGTTGGCTCCCGTGAGATTGAGGCACTTATTTACCGTGATGAGATTCGCGCCAAGGCAGCTATGGAAGAAGCTGAAGGTAACAACTCTGATCGAACCATCTTCGACAACTACGACACTGCTACACGAATCGGCATCAATCGCCGCACTGACCTTGCTTAAACGATGGCCAACATAACAACTACCGTTCCCAACCTCATCCAAGGGGTCAGCCAACAGTCACCTCAGGTGCGACTAGCTGGTCAATGTGAGGAGCAGATCAACGGTCTTTCCACAGTCACCAAAGGACTCACCAAGCGTCCCCCGGCACGTCTCATAGACAACCTAGGGGCTGTAGCTCTTGAGGGTGACTTCCTGCACTTCATCAACAGGAGTGAGACTGAAAGGTATGTTGTTACTATTGAGCATCGGACCACAGGTGACGGCTCAGGTGTTATCAGGGTGTTTAACCTAGAGACCGGAGACGAGGCATCTGTTGAAGGCGACACCGGCGGTTACCAAGTCAGTAGTGATTATCTTAAATTAGCAACAGCTAACAAGTCCCACGAACTACTTAAAGCTCTTACCATAGGTGACAGCACGTTTCTTCTTAACACTGATGTTACTGTCGGTAAGACAACCGAGAAGTCCGAGGTGCTTGATTCGTCCCGTGCCTTAGTGTTTGTTAAACAAGGAGACTTCGGTAAGAAGTATGGTCTTAAGTTTCGTAACAAAGGAACCTTTAGTGGAGGCGGTGCGCGCTTCAATGTAGTCTGGAAAGAGAGCCAGATCGGTAACCAGTTTAACTCTTACTACTACGAGATTGAATCAATATCAATAAGCAGTGGTGGCACCGGCTACGAGACTGATGATGAGCCTACCTTAGAGTTTCCTACAGGTGTTGATTGGGACGTTCGTCCTGAGTTTAACATAACCGTAGACTCCTCTGGTGTTGTTACTAATATTCAACTCCTCCATTCCGGACGCACTGTAACATACAAAGGAACACAGTCATTTAGCCCCACGGTTGAAGCGTCCCCTGCGTATGACGAAGTTAACATTGTTACAGCTGACAGTTCATCAAGTGAGAAAGAAGAGGTAGCGGACGCAACCAACATTGCATCACAGTTAAGTCTTGTATTAACAAACCAGCCTACAAATGCTCACCTAGCTACCGGAACTCCTTCTCCGGGAATAGCCGCCGCTTACACCTCAAAGGACAAAGAGGGGGCTATCCTTATCAACCGCAACGACGGCCAAGACTTCTTTCTTGAAGCATTCGATGGTCTTGCTGGTTCCGGCCTAGGACTCGTCCACAAGGAAGTCGATGCCCTTTCGGATCTCCCTGTGCGTGGACCTGATGGTTTCCGGGTTGCTGTGCGTGGCTCTGCTGACGCTAACGAGGACGACTACTATCTCCGCTTTGAGACTAACGACGGTCAATCCTTTGGTGAAGGCGGCTGGGTAGAAGACGTAGGACCAGACCTCGACAGCGCGCTCGACCCCGACACCCTTCCCCTTCAGCTTGTTAACACAGCCCCGAACACCTTTACACTCAACAAAACTGGGTGGGCCAAGCGTAAGGCTGGGGACGACGAGACCAACCCATTTCCATCCTTTGTCGGAAAGAAGCTTAACAACTTTGTCTTCTTTAAGAACCGCTTAGGATTCATCTATGAGGACTCTGTGGTGCTTTCGGAAGCCGGAGAACTCTTTAACTTCTTTAGGACCACCGTAAGGACTTTGTTGGATACCGCTCCGATTGATGTTACATCTGCAACTGCTAACGTAACAAACCTTCGAAGCAGTGTAGCCTTCCAAGAGAACCTGTTGTTATTTGCCGACCGGGGACAGTTTGTTCTTAAGGGTGATCCCTTGACCAACGAAACCATCACTCTTGAGGCAGTCACCAACTATGATGTTAACACATCCGAAGATCCCCTTGCTGTTGGCTCTTATGTCTACTTCCCATTTAAGCGTGGTAACTTCCTCGGTATGCAAGAGTATTCTCTCAATGCCACCACGGACGTTTACGACTCGGATGACATTACCACACAAGTTCCAGGATACATCACCAACGGTAACATCCTTGTAACATCAGGGTCCACATCCACTGACCTCATTGCTCTTAGCTCAGGAGGCGACACCATCTACGTCTACAAGTA